AGAGAGGGCAGCGAGGAGCTCGTGGTCGTCAGGAATCCTGACTTCCACGGTCTCCCCCTGCCTATTCACTATACACTGGGCCACTTTGATCTCATCCAGGGCCTTCTTCCTGTGAACCAAGACTTCCTCAACCGAAGGGTTAGTTAATGGAGACACACTTTGCCATTGTTTGGCTAAGTTTGCTACGACGGTTTTAATCGCTTTGGCAACCTTAGTCGGCTTTAAGTGAAAACCCTTAACTATCTTCCCCGAGTCGTCGCGCTCATGGTCGAGCATGAAGAGGTATGATTTCATCCTGAAATGTGTCAGCTTCCTCTCGAACTCACGTCGATTAAGTTCGAGTGGTTCGAAGGGAAGGGGGCACTCGCCCCGGTAAAACTTATAGCTCCCATACTCGATCTCGTCCGCGACGTCGTTAGAAGCGAGACCCCTATGTCTCCCAGGCTGGTGCGTAACCCAAGCCCTCTCGAAAGCTAGCCAGTCTACTTCAGCGGACTCGTCCGTGAAGAGAACTGCCAACGCCTTTCGATATGGTTTAGGGGCTAAGTCCCTTAACTTCCTGGAGTTCCAGGGGAGCAAACCAGCTCCTCCCAACTCCCTCGGAAGGTATGGCACGAAGCCCCATCTACGCATCCTGTCTGGCAGGCGGGGGTGGACGACTAAACAGGCCCGGGCTATGTCGCGTTCTCGATGCGGCGCCAAGTTCACTAGTGAACTTAACGTCCCACCGACTGCGGCCCACCCGGGGAATCCCCTGTCTACCTCCCCACCCTCGACGGGGATCACGCAACCGAGGTGCACCAGCCCCGCTAAGGGGATAGAGACTCCGTGCTCCACTTGGAGTGCGGATCTCTTTCTTCCCGAGTCGGTTTTGATGTTGTATCTCCTGAAGACGTACTGTTTCTCGCAGAACCACCCGTTGGCGGGCCTCCCATCAGGGAGGACCGTCGGAGTAACGAAGTGCTTTCCGGGTGAGAACGAGTATCCCATACCATTCATTATTGACGCATACTCGTCGTGCAGGCCTTTTGGCCACACGGCGATGTTATCGTCACCTTTTATCACGTATGGGTACCGTTGCCACCCGTAGCTCAGGATTCGCGGCATTCTCTTTATCTCTCCTTTAGCAAGCCTAAAGCGAGCGATACTCCTCTCAGCCGCAAACCTGTGCTTCAAGCACAAGAGTGAGAACGTGATGGGACTTCCCATCATGGCTCCTCTATTCGTTATCTCGTGGCGGATGTTCTTCTCTTTTGACCATCCGTACTCGCCAGGTAGGACCTCCTGGGGGTTATGGAAGTACCAGGCGACCGACTGAGGCCCGAGCATTAATTGCCCGAGCCTCTCGGCCT